TTATGAACCTCCATTCGAGAACTTCTTGAACACTGCGCGCATCTCTTTAACCTCCTCTTTATCGAAGGAACCACTGTTACCCTTGATCATAGATTCACTATCATCTTCCACATACTCCTTATCAGATATAGATATATATCCACAGGCTATATCGATCTTGGCTGAGTATGTCATACCATCCTTACCCAAACGAGACTTCATAATATGGAAACGCCCCGTACCATTAGCCTTATCCTTTCTATCTCTGGAGAGTGAAATATTGAAATCTGCGATCATCATCTTGTCATATGATCCTGCAACTTTGTCACCCTCGATGATTTTATCATTGGAGCCAGAACGATTGATCTGGGAGGGGCACGCTATCGGAATATCAAGATCTACCGCCAGGCCTTTCACCCCAACGAAGATGTCATCAATCTCTTGTTTGAGTTCCTTACGAGAACGATCTATCTTGAGGTAGTCTGGATAATCAATGATAATGAGATCGGGAATGAATCCTTCACGGTTGCGGAGTTGGCGTATATGTGCCTCCAGGGTACTGATGGTGGCCTTACGTGGAGCGTATCTCTTTATAATAAGCCTCCCCGGTAATTCCGCTATAAGAGCATCAACCTCAGCCCTGTGATGTTTAATATCCTTCACATCTATCTTAGATAGGATGGAGTCTATCTTCAGACCGACATAGATATCGGATAACTCCAGGGAATAGAATAAAACGTTTTTCCCTTCACGTATCCCGTGAGCAGCCATGTGGGATACAGTAGTACTCTTTCCTATGCCAGGAGGAGCAAATACCAGCATCAGATCACCTCCACCAAGACCTCCATCAGTGATCGTGTTGAATATGGACCATGGAAAAGAGAACTTCTTTCTGTTCTCTTCACGGTATCTGGTCTCCACGTCCTTAGAATAATCGTGTCCAAGATCACCATCTCCACCAGCTTCAAGAGCTTCGTTCATTGCAAGACGAATACCATCGAAATCATTGGTGCTAAGGAGTTGGATGGATTTCATCATCGCGTTCTTCAGAGTCTGATTCTTGCAGAAGGTCATGAATTCATCTTGGATATAATCCATGTCTTCCAGGGTAGCATCATAAGCCTCACTAAGAGCCTCTATAACGGAGATCTTAAGCGTCTCATTTTCCAGCTTTTTTATCTGACCATGAAAAACCTCCATGGTAGGATACGTATGGTATTTTTTATGATACGATACGATGAAATCCACCACCCATTTGTATGAAGCGGCTTCAAAGTAATCTGAGGAGAGTACATCAGATACATTATCTAAGAACTTCTTTTCCGTTAAGAGTAGGGCAATAACCTTGATCTGGAATCCGTGACCGTATTCCGAAAGCTTGTTGAGAGTCATATAACAGTCTATTGATTTAGTACCGAAAACAAATTAATCCACTGGTCTATACTGGGTATAGCATCATTCATTTTATCTAGATACCATAACTGAAGAAAATCAAATTTACGTAGATCATGTGGCCTAGCAATCAGTTCCTGTATGACGTAGTCCTCTTGCTCTGCAGAGAGGTTTGGTGCAGACAAATCCATGATCTTACTATTAACATCGAGTATGTGTTTACTGTTCAGTATCCTGTCGTAGAGAACACTGTTGGTGGGAGGTTCCTCACAAATCTTATAGATATCGTCAAAGGTTACGACTCCTTCACTGAGAGCTCCTCCGAATAACGTGTCAATCTTCCGTTCTCCCACTCCGTGGACACCCTTAACATTGTCGCTGGTGTCCCCGAGAAAGCATTTATACACCAAATAGTTGTCAGGGCGACATTTGAACTCGTCAATGACATCTTGTGTATAATAATGTTTTCTTTTGATAGGCGAATATACATACGTTCTATCGTTTATTAGTTGAAGGAAGTCCCGGTCTGCAGACATGATGCATATATGGTTATCCGGATGCTCAGCATAAAGGTGATGAGTAAGGTACGCCATCACATCATCAGCCTCGAGTTTATCCAGAGAGAGCAAGGTAATAGGTAGAAACTCCAGGTACTCAACTAACCTCTCCAGTTCGTTCAGCTTCGCTCTGTCCTCTTCCTTTTTATCCTCGAATACCTTCTTGTTCACAAGAGTAGCCAGGTTATCACGGTTACGTTTATAGTCCGGATATATCATTCTGCGAGAGATATGTCCGCCCTCTCCGTCAAACACTATCATCACTCTAGTTGGCGCTTCGTTCTTTATCACATAGCCGATGGACTTGAGGAAAGAGGCGATACCTCCCACATGATGACCGAAGTGATTGAATTTATTGTCAGCGGCAAATGCCCCGATGAAAGTATTCATCCCATCTATGATCAGCGTCTTACTGTTCAAGCGTAAGCCCTTCGGCTTGGCGTCGGGTTGATCCTTTAGAGCAGAGAGGAGAGACTGGATCTTAGTCTTGTTCATATTGGTATTTCACAGATAGGTTGTTCGGCATCCTTGATGTATCTGTCTCTCAAATCAATAGCATCTCGCTCATTGTCATAAGATCCAAGATCAATCCAACCTGTTGTAACAAATACTATTCCACCATTAGGATCTCTGAAACCTTGTGCGACATACACTACACCATAAGAAAATATACGTTTGATAGCACGAAATCTACTATACATAGTTACTCAGATTCAAGTTCGTGAATAATAGTATTGTCCTCTTCCTCAACGATATCGAAATCTGTAGATCCAAGCACAGCGGCCCACTCGTCCTTATGCGTCTTCTTATACTTTTCCTTGTCCTGCTCACGGATAAAACCATGGGGAGTGATGAGTATCTTACCAGTGGTGGATATCCCAGTCAAGTGATTCTTATCACATGTTACCCTAACGATTTTGGCCCACTCCACCTCTTTACCATCCTTGGTAGCCTTCACCTTCACGGTACCAGGCCCGGTCACATTACCAAAGGTAAACACCAGTGTGGCATCCCAGTACATAGCATCACCACCCTTGTTCTTGAGCTTAGGTTGAGCTCCTGGAATATTACCTACAGGATACTCTACACGAATCTTATTGACGATGAATAGAGAGTTGGTGTATGGTTGACTCTCCTTCCTGGAGAGTGTAATCCTTTGGTTGATGAAATTACCGAACTGGGTGGCCATGGCTCCAGCGTTCCACATAGCGTTATTCTTGTTGGAGTCATATGATAGTTGACATGGAGTAGACCCTACAGAATCCCAGAGAAATACCATGTCCACAGGGAGTAAACCATTCTTCTGGTCATCTAATCTACAGGCTATGAAAGAGGCAATGTCTTCAATAGTGTTGATAGATCCACGGTCAATGTAAAGGAAGTTACCACGGTAGTCTATCTCTCCGGTAGATTCATTCACGACCTCTTCCACTTCAAATCCCATAAGCTTCGCATGAGGCCATGACCATTTCATCTCAGTGATGATAAAGACCGGAAGCTTACCAGCCTTCTGTGCAGCAATAGCCGCTTCGATCATACACGATGTCTTGGAAGTATCACTGTGACCTCTCCATATTACTATATGTCCGTGAGGAAGAGCACCCACTCCGGTGGCTTCTTTGAAGGCGGCAGATACCGGGATCCATTCCTGCTTCTTGAACTTAGCGGTATTATCCAGGTGATTGGTCTTCTTGTATGCGTTCAGGTCAAACCCACCACTCTTCTTAGCATTAATCTTACGTGTGACCCCTTCCTTAGCTGTAACTGTTGACTCTTCCTGCTTAGCTTTCCTTTTCATGATTTTTTCTATAGTGTGTTACGTACGTTTTCCAAAGATCTGATTCAAAGAACTTTCTTATGGATCCGAATCTAGCGATAATGTCCTTATAAAAGGCCTTGTCATAATGTTTGCACTGCTCGTCTATTAGGTCATAGATATCCCCTTCCAGGTCTCTCGGCCTTTCCAATACTGATTGAATCATCCCCGTTATGGTTTATTGAACATGTCCTTAAATTTGTTCTTGGTCGTAACAGTGGGACCTTCATTCACCAGTGGTTGTTTTTTGGTGTATGTCCTCTTTGGTTTGTCTGTAGTAGCTACAGGTTGGTGAACTTCTGTGGTGTACGGTTCACTGAATGGAAGATCGTTGATATCATCTGCAGGAGCAGATTCCTGAACGGGTGCTTGAATAGATTGTTCGGCGGCAGGTTCCTCCGGCTCAAGCCATTTGGAAAGATTGGCGTGGATCTCGGCGTACGTGTTTTTCTTATACAGGGAGAGAGGATCATACTGCTCTGTGAGTAATTTCTGCAGGAGAGCGCCATCGGTCGTTAGAAGTGAACTGTTACGCTTGGCGGTAACGGAAGGTTCGATATATTTATTCCCTTGGAACTCAGCGTTGATACCAGTCACCAGAAGGTCAGTGCCCTCATTAGGATCAGCGATGTCACCGTACTCGGGGTTATTCACGATCTTGAGGATCTGTTCTTCCACCTTGTTGCCGAACTCCCACAGCCTAGTTCCCAGGTGTTCTTCACCGCGAACTATGACCTGAGCGAATGTACGAGTCTTAGGACGAAGCTTCTTGGCTACTTCCCACTCATCGTCGGAGTTTTCTCCAGCCGCCTTCTTCACTCTAGCCTCAGCCTTGACGGCTTCGATGAACTCTTCAATGGGATCTTTCTCTCCCCAATTAGATAAAGAGTACATAGACATTACAACGATGTCCCTGTGGAACTTCACCTGTTGAAGGGGATAGTTTGGATTGTCCTTGAATGGAACAAGGCGAACAGTCTGTTCTCCGAGACGAGGCTTCCAGTAAATCTTAGTGTAATCTTTCTTTTCGAATGAAGTAGTCCTACCTTTGGACTGAAGAGCATTGAGGCGCTCTTGTACCTTGCTTCTGTCGAGCGGCATGGTAATTAATTTTATAGGGTGAAACAGATTAAGAAATCAAAGATAGCAAAAAGAAAGATAACAAAAAAATTATTTGAAGATGTAGTATCTGATACCATTCAATGTCATGAAATGTTTAGCTCTGGAAGCGTCGTACTCTTTGTCTATCTCCAGGTCCTGAACATTAATGATCTTCCAGGATATAGGGAATATGAATTTATATGATCTCCACCAGATAGTGTAGATACCATCAAGGTAACAGACGATGAAGCTCATTTAGTTCAGGTATAAGATGTCTTTAAGTTTAGTACGAAGTCTGGTGAACTCTCCTTCACGTGTCAGCAGTAAAGAGTTCTTATACCCAGACCAATCCACCTTGTAGGAATGATCAGTATTACCATTCAGGTCTGTGATTAGTGCATTGAGTGCGTTAATGGAATACAGGACATTGAACTCTTTGTTGCGGTGTACTAGAATAGTGTTGTCTAGTAGACCATCATCACTCAGGTTATTCATGTCTCACCATAGGTG